GATTGGGATATAAAATCAACCGAACAGAAGAATACATTCAATAATTTATTTGACTTTGAATGATTTTCTAAATATAATAGTAATAAGGAACGGAGAAAACTATGAAAGACATATTACAAGACATTGTAGCACATACACACGCACTTGGCTTTTTAAACATTGTTAAAGTAAACGGTGATGATGCACAAACAGGTATTGATAGCATGGCAGAGGATCGATCTGTTATTCTACAAGCAAACACAAAAGCACCACAGATTGAGATGAAGGGTACTTTTGGTATGCCTAACCTAAATAAACTAGACATTCATTTAAAGTGTCCAGAATACAAAGATGGTGCAACTATTGATGTAGTAACCGCTGACAGAAACGGTTCAACTATTCCAGTAGGCATTCATTTTGAAAACAAAGCAGGTGACTTTAAAAATGATTATCGTTTTATGAACGCTGACATTATTAATGAAAAACTTAAAACCGTTAAATTTAAAGGTGCAAGTTGGGACGTTGAAGTTGCTCCAACTATTGCTAACGTACAACGTTTTAAATTACAAGCAACTGCTAACGCAGAAGAAACGGTGTTTACGGTTATTACAGATGGCACAAATCTTAAATTTAAATTCGGTGATGCAAGTACACACGCAGGTGAATTTATTTTTGCGGCAAATATTACAGGATCACTTAAAAATGAATGGGCATGGCCAGTAGCACAAGTTATGGCTATTTTAAACTTAGATGGTGATAAAGTAATGCGTATTTCAGACCAAGGTGCAATGCAAATTGCAGTTGATAGTGGTTTAGCACAATACGAATACATTTTACCAGCACAAAGCAAATAAGGATACATGACAAAAAATAAAAAGCCAGGCTTAGTAGACAAAATAGGGAAAGCACATTCAAAGGTGTTTACATACGTTAGTAAAAAAGCAAAGACAAGTAAACTATGGGCATTATTATTAACAGCATTAGTAATATACGAATTAATAGAACATTTAGTTTACCCTTGGCTTGTTCCACTTTTAGCAATTAAAGCCTTTGGATAATAGGAGAGTAATTTGAATACTGACTTAACAAAAGAACAAAAGGACTACGCAATCTTCCTGCCGGCGATCAGTGGTTTCTATGCGACTTTTATTGGCAAACAACGTAGAGAAGAATATGTAGATAAAACTCGTATTCCTTTCCCTAACAACGAAATGGAAAGTCTTAACTGGTTTAACAAAAAAGACGGACTATTCAACTATCAATGGAGTTTGTATTCTGCAGGACACGCCGAACTTGACATTAACAAGGACGCACCTAAAGAATTAATGATCCGTGAACGTGATCGCGAAAATAGTTGGCTACTTGGTGACTCAGGTGGTTTCCAGATTGGTAAGGGTGTTTGGGAAGGTGATTGGAAAGATCCTAATTGTCCTAAGGCTAAAAAGAAACGTGAGCAGGTTCTTGCGTGGATGGATGCCTATATGAATTATGGTATGATCCTTGATATTCCGGCTTGGGTGGCACGTTCACCAGCAGGAAGAAAAGCAACAGGTATTGACAACTATCAAGATGCCGTTAATGCTACACGCATTAACAACGATTACTTTATGAAGAATCGTACAGGTGCTTGTAAGTTTCTAAACGTACTACAAGGTGAAAATCACGCTGATGCAGAAGATTGGTATCAACAGATGAAAGACTATTGTGATCCTAAGGTATATCCAGACACACACTTTAATGGTTGGTCAATGGGTGGTCAGAACATGTGCGATGTGCATCTTGTTCTTAAAAGATTAGTTGCATTGAGATTTGATGGACTACTTGAAAAAGGTGTGCATGATTTTATGCACTTCTTAGGTACAAGTAAACTAGAGTGGGCAACTTTGCTTACAGATATTCAAAGAGCAGTTCGTAAGTATCACAACGAAAACTTTACGATTACATTTGATTGTGCTAGTCCGTTCCTAGCAACAGCAAATGGTCAAATATATTGTGAACTTGAAACTAATGATAGAAGTAAATGGGTGTATAGAATGGTACCTAGTATTGATGACAAAGCATTTGCCACTGATACTACTCCTTTCGGTCAAGCATTTGTACGTGAAGGCAAACACACTAGTTTCTTAGATAGTCCTATTACAGCAAATTTACAAGCAAAAGATATTTGTATATACGCACCAGGCGACCTAAATAAAATAGGTAAAGAAGGAAAAACAAGTTGGGATAGTTTTTCCTATGCGATCCAAATGGGTCATAATGTATGGAGTCACATTAATGCAGTACAAGAAGCAAACAGACAATACGACAACAGCCTTGTTCCAAGGATGCTTGTTCAAGAACAATTTGACAGGGTATTTTTTAGAGATGTTGTGGAGGCAATATTTGCAACATCAAACAGAGATGAAGCAAACGCAATCATAGAAGAATTTAGTAGATTTTGGATGGCTATTCCAGGCACACGTGGTGCTATTGGTAAGAAAACGGTTAATGCAAGTACACAATTTAATGCATTATTTGATGTCGAAGAAGATTCTATTCAAGAAGATATTCATGAAGATGGATTCTTTACTGAAGAAGAAGAACAAAAACTACAACAACTGGAGGTATAATATATGAAAGAACAAGATAAAAATCATAGAATCAAAATACTGGAATCACGTCACAGACAACTTGACGATGATATTAAAAGAGGTTATAGCAGTTATATCGATGATGCATCGCTTACTAAAATGAAACACGAAAAACTACACATTAAAGATCAAATTGAGAAATTAAAAAATGAAGCGTGATTATACAGATGGCGTAAGGGACGATGTTAACTACTTTACAGGCTTTGAAGTAGAGAAAACACCTGCGTATGATATGGACACACTATTTGTCGTAGGTTGTCGTCCACTAGAAGAAGTTCTTGCTAAAGCAGAACACCACCATGTGGATCATATCTATCTTGGTGCTAATCATAGTTTTGTTCCAAAAGAAGAATGGGAAGATTTGGTACTAGGATTATTAGACGCTAAATCGTCTTTGGGTACAAATTATATGGTAACACTTGATTATGATGTTAAGTATCACGAATGGATACTAGAAACAGGAATGGGTGAACGACACAACTTTATTCCATTGTTAAGTGTAAAATTACCCTATGTAAATCAACTAGGCTACAATGCTTGTATTAAGATTGATGACTCAGACTTTAATCATTCCAATCCTGGAGTTTGGATTCATCAAGTTCATGACCTTTTGGACAGAAATAAATTCACGGATTGGAGCAAATATGGCAACGATAATCCGGTTGACAACGAGTAGGAAAGACACTATACTATGAGTATAACAGAACAAATGCAAAAGGCTTATGCCGCAACTGAAAGACATGAAAAAATTATGAGAACTGCAAAGCGTATGATTTGGGTAACATTCCGTAAGGAAGGTATCCACAAGTATCCTGCGGCACTGGATGATCCCAGTCTTGCAACAGGTGATGAATATGATGTTTCGTTTTTGGGTTACCCACACAGACACATATTTCATTTCAAAGTCGCTATTTCTGTAACGCACAACGACAGAGATATCGAATTCATTCAATTCAAACGATGGTTGGAGAAATTATATGACAGCAAGACATTAGAGTTAGACTATAAAAGTTGTGAAATGATGGCTGATGATCTATATGAAAAGATTTCAGCAAAATATCCGGGCAGAGAGGTTCACATCGACATCAGTGAAGATGGTGAAAACGGTGCTCATATTGAATATGCAAAAGACTAAAGGAGAATCAAAGTGTCTTATTTTGCAGAACATCCGCAGATCGTTAAGATCTTTAAGGACTTGGAAGACTTTCGCGATTGGTGTCGTTTCGACGGTCATCGATATGACGAAAAAGATCTTTATAATAACGAAAGCGGTATTTGGAAAACTTACTGCCGCGAACGCAGTAAGAAGCAGAAGAACTTTAAAAAGAGATCAAGGAAACATTGATCCAGCAAAAGGAGTTGTAGCATGAAAATATGGTTGGTAGATTTAGAAGCAGTAGAAACTAGATATACATCTGAATGGAAAGTTCACTTACCTAAACAACTTAAAAAGGTAGGAAGTATTTTCGACGGCTACGCAGAAGTAGAAGTCATGGATGGTGCTGACGATATTCCAGATGCTACAACTCCTGGAGCATTTTTAAACTTTGGCGGAACAAACATTTACAAATGCACACAAATAGAAAAACTTTCTCGTGCATTTACAAATAATAAAGTTAAATCCGGTGATCATATTATCTTCACAGATGCGTGGCATCCTGGTATTATTAATGTGAAGTACATGGCAGAATTGCTAGGTATCGATGTAATAACACACGGACTATGGCATGCCGGCAGTTATGATCCTGCTGATTTCTTAGGTAGACTAGTAGGTGATACCCCTTGGGTAAGAAATGCTGAAAAGAGTTTCTTTCATGCATTTGATCACAATTACTTTGCTAGTGATTTTCATATTAAAATGTTTTGTGAAACACTACTAGGCATTGATATGACGTTAGCAAACGAAACTCATATTAAGGATAACAAAATTGTAAGAGCAGGTTGGCCTATGGAATATACAAAAGATAGTTTAACTCCATTTAAGGGCATGAAAAAGAAAAATTTGATTCTTTTTCCACACAGAGTTGCTCCAGAAAAACAACCTGAAATATTTAGAGATTTAAAAGAAACATTGCAAGATGATTATGAATTTGTCGTTTGTCAAGATCAACGATTAAGCAAAGTTGAATATCATAACTTGCTAGGCGAAGCAAAAATGATCTTTAGTGCTAATCTACAAGAAACACTAGGCATTAGTGCATATGAAGGTGCTGTTGTAGATACATTTCCGTTAGTACCAGACAGATTAAGTTATACAGAGATGTATGATGACTATTTCAAATACCCAAGTGAATGGACACAGGATTGGGATAGTTACATTAAGAACAAAGACAAACTTGTTGAAAAAATTCATTGGGTAATGAATGATTATAAAAAGCATCTTTCTAAGATTGATGTACTAACAAACTATCTATCAAATGAATATTTTAGTTGCAATAATATTACTAAGATGTTACAATATTACAACGAACAAAATAAAGAGACATCCACGTCTTAAACTCGGAGAAAAAAATGAAAAAATATGAAGAAGTAACACGCAGAATCAAGGACGCAAATAAGCGTTATTGGGCGGGTGATAATATTAGTGAATTCATTTATGCTGGTGAAAAAGAAAAACTAATTGAAGAAGCCGCAGAGAAATTTGAAGGTGTGCTAGACGCACTTTTGATTGATCGTGATAATGATCCTAATTCAATGGGTACTGCAAAACGTCTTGCTAAAATGTATTATAACGAACTTATGCAAGGACGTTATGACAAGATTCCAGCCGCAACGGCTTTTCCTAATAATGGTGAAGATGCATACACTGGTATGCTAGTGGTTCGTTCAGAACTTAAAAGTGTTTGTTCACATCATCATCAACCGGTAACAGGCGTAGCATACATTGGTGTTATTCCTAATGGTAAGGTAATTGGACTTTCTAAATATACACGTATCGCACAATGGTGTGCTAGACGTGGCACACTACAAGAAGAACTTGCAAATGATATTGCACGTGAGATTGAAAAAGCAACAGATGCAAAACATCTAGGTGTATACATTCAAGCAACACACGGTTGTTGTGAAAATAGAGGTATTATGGCACATTCAAGTTTAACACAAACAACCGTGCTAAAGGGTTCGTTCAAAGAAGATTCGGGAACAAAGAAAGAGTTTATGGATAATATTAAGTTGCAACAAGAGTTTGCACCGAGGTAATTATGGGTGATGATATTAAAGAAATTAAAATAGTTACTACATCTGAAGATCAACCAATAGCAGATGATACAGGTACATTTACAATATCTATTGATGGGTTAGAAGATCACTATGCTTCATATGCTTCACCGGGGTTATCTCCATCTTATACAACTACTGATTATGGTTGGACTGGTACACCTGGTTGCTATGTTGATACAGACCTTGTAGAAAGTAATCCCACTTGTAAAGCATTATGGGATCAATTTGAATACGTTTACAATATGGTTAAAGCAGACAAAGAAAACGAGGAAAGTAATGACATTCCGTTTTAGATTTTTTAAGTGGATTTCAGATTTTGACTTTCTAGATTGGTTAGATATAATTGGTCGTAAAAGAATTATTATGGACCGTTATGAAAACGAACCTTATCTAACACGCTACTATCTATTCCTTAAGGATAGAAAGTGGTTTCCATTTAATGTATTCCTACATAAATTTCATAAAGGCGATCTAGATGATTTACATGATCATCCGTGGCCATACTTTACATTAATTCTAAAAGGCGGTTATTGGGAAACTACGCCCAAAGGACGCTTTTGGAGAAAGCCTGGACATTTTAGATTTAATAGTCCCCGCAGTTTGCATCGAATTGAATTAGAGCCAGGAGTTACTCCTTGGACACTTTTTATTCCAGGACCTAAAATGAGGGAATGGGGTTTTATTCGTAAAGGTAAATGGGTACAACACGAACAATACTTAGAGGAAAAATACGATGGAAAATAGTCAAATTAATACACCAGAAGGACGTGAATGGCTTACAACACTCTTGCGTGAGCAACAAGTGATTGTTACTTTTAACAAAAAAGATGGCGATCAACGTATAATGACTTGTACACTTAATCAAGATCTTATTCCTGAAAATAAAAAGCCTAAAACAAAACCAGAAGATGATAATAAAAAGAAAAACGAAAACGTTCTTGCTGTTTACGATATAAATGCAGAAGGTTGGAGATCATTTACTTGGGCGAATGTAACTAATGTAGAGTTTTCTTTAGATAACGAAGATCCTGCAGAACAAGAAGGTAAACTGGTTTACTCAGGAGCATTACTAAAATGATTAACAAGAAGTTTTATACTTGGCATGATATAGAAGTAATGTGTACAAACATTGTTACCCAAATGTACAAGGACAAATGGACGCCAGACTACATTGTGGGCATTACACGAGGTGGCAATGTTCCTGCTACTATTATTAGTAACATGACCGGCATACGTTGCGAAGCACTAAAGGTAGCACTACGTGATGATACAAGCCATTTAGAAAGCAATGCCTGGATGGCCGAAGATGCTTACGGCTACGATGAACAAGGTTCATTTGCCCCTGAGATGGGATTCTTTAAAAATAAACCAATGGGCAAAAACATTCTTGTTATAGACGATATTAATGATACTGGCTCAACATTTAATTGGATTAAAGAAGATTGGAAGAGCAGTTGTTTACCACATAGTCCTGTATGGGACCAAGTTTGGAAAGACAACGTTCGCTTCGCAGTATTAACAGAAAACCTAAGCAGTGAGTTTGACGATGTGTCATACTGGTGCGATGAAGTAAACAAAGCCGAGGAAGATGTATGGTTAGTATATCCCTGGGAGAATATAGGACACTATGGCTAAAAAAGGCGAAGTACAACAACCACAAAATATAGAATCAAACGGCGTTTATCTTTTGATGGATCAAATTACCTATGCTAGTTGTAAAGAAGCAATTAAATGGGTAATGAATCATAATTTAAGCGATAATCCATTACCACAATTAACAATAATAATTAATTCACCGGGCGGAGATGTACACGCCGCATTTGCATTAATTGACGTGATGAAATCAAGTAGTATACCCATTAAGACGGTAGGATTAGGCTTGATTGCAAGTTGTGGCTTTTTAATTTTTATTGCGGGTACTAAAGGTAAACGTATTCTTACACCTAACACAAGCATTCTATCACATCAATATAGTTGGGGTAGTAGAGGTAAAGAACATGAACTATATGCTAGAGTAAAAGAATTTGAACTCAGCACAGAACGCATGATTAATCATTACAAAAAATGTTTAGGAATGACAGAAGCAAAAATTAAAGAAATACTTCTTCCGCCACAGGACGTTTGGTTAAGTGCTGAAGAAGCAAAGAAACTTAAAATTTGTGATAAGATTGAGGACTTGTACTAATGCGTGAAGACCTGATGGTACAGCAACAGGTAAAAAATGTATGGCAACACATGGTTGGTGTTATTTGCCTGAATCAAGTTAATAGACGACAAACTAAACCATTGCTTACAAAATTCTTTAAACGATGGCCTACAGCAAATAAACTATTGCGTTCAGCAACTATTCCCATGCTGGAAGAGTTTTTAGCACCACTAGGTATGCAAAAGGTAAGAGCAAAACGCATTTATAAGATGAGCATTCAAATAGAACATTGGGATGGTAACGATGCTACACAATTATACGGTATTGGCAAGTACGGTTCTGATAGTTATAGAATTTTTTATAAAAATGAAATACCTGCAGATGTTCAGGACAAAGAATTAAAACGTTATATAACAGAGGAACTAACGTATGGCCACGCTTGAAGAAAAAGAACATCTAATAGAAACAATTAAAAGACCTGATAGATACTATCGTATCAGCATTTGGGGTTATGGTAGTGAAATGGTATGGAATAAAGTTTCCAAAGAATGTGCTGATTGGTGGAACTCACAGGAAGATCTATCAGCAGAAGAATACATGAGTGATCCTGAAGAGTTTGTAAAAGAAAATACTATCCCCGACGAAGCCAATTTCCTTAGATGGGAAAACGATGATGGAGAGAAATACTATTCAGGGTGGCATGAACCACCAGAAGAAGCAGGACATTTTTGGGGTGTGTCAGATTCAGGTGCAAATATTACCGTAGAAGAAGTTGAATCAGGTGAATACAATGCTCCTGTAATCGAAACCATAATTGACGGTAAGGACTTTCATAATGCTATTGACGAAGATGGTGTCGAATGTACCATTGAAGACGAAGATGCTGTTATTCCTAAAGGATATTATGCACAAATGATTAGCAGTGAAAAAGGAACTTTTTTTGATGGTGTTTTACATTTAGTAGGACAAACATTTGATCCAACAAAACTTGTAATAGATCAAAACACTATGCCTAACGATGAAGTTATTATTAAGGGTGTTAGATACGGTGATGAAGGCAAAGAAGTAGAAGTTGAAAACAACGGTGGGGACACCAGAGGAAAAGGATATTCAGTTTATTTTTATGAGGAAACATATGAGCCACCAAGTCGTTAAAGAATTTAAAGATGTTCCATGGACAGATGTATTAATCGACACAAGAGATTTTACCGTATTCAAAGACGGATTTCCAGTTACTGAAGGACACGTTCTTTTTGTGCCTAAGGTAGAAGACTGGGATCATTTATCAAAATGTTATAAAGCCGCTTATGCTTGGGGTTATGATTGGGTACAAAAAGGTTATTGTGATTCATATAACATTGGACAAAATGTAGGTACTGAAGCAGGACAAACCGTTATGTGGCCACACGTACACTTAATACCTAGAAGAAAAGGCGATATGTCTGATCCAAGAGGCGGTGTTCGCGGAGTTATTCCAGAAAAACAGAAATATACTCCAAAAGACGTTGCACAAATGGACATGTTTGAAGAATCTGTCGGATGTTAATGGTTGACAAAAACCTAAATAAACACTATAATATATAATAGGAGTACTAATAAATGAAATTAAGATATAGTGAAGCATTTTATAGTGTGCAAGGAGAAGGACGCTTTGTTGGTGTGCCTTCTGTGTTCTTGCGTACATTTGGTTGTAACTTTAGATGTATGAACTTTGGTTTGGACAAGCATCCTAATAGAGAAGAAAAATTAAAACAAGGCATCAAATACAATCCAGAAGTTAAAGCACTATTAGACAATGGTATTTTAGATAAGGTAAATAAGTTCGAGGATTTGCCTATTGTTCACACAGGCTGTGACACGTATGCAAGTATCTATCCTGAATTTAAAAAGTACATGAAAGATCATACCGTTGATGAGGTTGTAGACTATGTTCTTAGTTTAACTCCTGAAGGCAAATGGACAATGTCAAACGGACAGGATGTTCATTTTATTTTAACCGGCGGTGAACCTTTGTTAGGGTGGCAAAGGTTATACATTGATCTGTTTGACCATCCTAGAATGCGAGACTTAAAAAATGTTACATTTGAAACAAATACTACTCAACAACTTAGAGATGATTTCCGAGACTACCTTGGATCTCAAGACAGATTCGAAATTACATGGTCATGCAGTCCGAAACTTTCCGTTAGTGGAGAGCCTTGGGATACTGCTATCAAGCCTGAAATTGCTAGGTCTTACTATGACGTACCTGGTACTAATATGTATTTTAAATTTGTTGTTGCTGACGAACATGATGTGGATGAAGTTGCTCAAGCCGTTAGTGAATATCGTAAAGAAGGGATCAATTGCCCTGTATACGTTATGCCGCTCGGTGGTAGATCGGAAGAGTACAGCCTCAACACTAGACGAGTCGCCGAATTGGCAATGGAGCGAGGCTGGAGATATACACCCAGACTTCATGTCGACATATTCGGCAACGCCTGGGGCACTTGATATAATGGAAAAAGAAAAGAAATCAAAAGAACTTTCAAACGAAGAGTTTGAAAAAATTAGGAGGTATATGTAAATGATGGATAAAATTAAAAAGTTTTTCAACAAAAATCATATTCCTGCAACCATAAGCAAAGAAAAAACAACTGATGCAAAAACAGAGGCAACTAAAAAGAAAGAGCCTTATATAGCAGTTCTTAACGTAGAAATGAAGAAAGAAAATCCACGTAATGGATTTTTTGAACTTGATTGGAATGAATATTTTGTACGTGATTTAAGATTAAATGGCTATCAAGGCGATTCTGAAGAAGAAATTGTTGATGCTTGGTTTAAGGAGTTATGCGGTAATATTGCACAACAAGAAGGAGTAGCAACTCCTGAAACTCCTATGGGTGCTGGATTTGTAAATGTGAAACCATTAGGCGATAATAAATCAGAGGTTAGTTAATGTTAAACTTTTGGAAAAGTGTACATCCTCATAATGAATATGCGCCTACGTGGAATATTCCTTTTTGGAATTCTATATATCCTAACCCAGCCGAAATTGATGTTATACGTCAATGGTTAATTGACAATGAGCAAAATATTATTGATAAGTTTAAAAACGATCAAGACGACGACGGTGGTACAGGATTAGGTGAAAATAGTTTAACAGGACAATATATGTCCTATAATCTTTTTGAGATTACCAAAGATGTACCTGAATTCCAAAACTTGCTAAACTGGATCAAGGATCAATACGCTTTAATGATGCAAACAAACTCAACTACTATAAGAAACTTAAACCTTTTTAGTTGGGCAAATGTGGTACGTAAGGGGCAAAAAATTGATAAACACGGACATGGCGGACGAAACTATTCTTACCTAAGTGGAAATTTACATCTTGACAACTACCAGACAAAGACGTTATACTTTAGTCCAGTAGATGAAAATGTGAAGATGGGTATCGATAACGTTAAGGGTGGATTAACAATGTTTCCGAGTTATATTTTACACAGCGTTTCAGAACACCAAGAAGATACAAAGCGAGTAAGCATTGCTTTTGATCTTTTTGATTTTACATTTACACCTACAGAAGATTTAGATAAGGCAATAGAGATAAGGTACACATGACATATATATTAGTAGATACAGCAAATACATTTTTCCGTGCTAGACACGCCGTAAGAGGTGATGCCGAACTTAAAATTGGCATGGCTTTACATACTACATTACAAAGTATTAGAAAGGCATGGAAAGACTTTGACGGCAGTCATGTTGTATTCTGCTTAGAAGGTCGTAGTTGGCGTAAGGACTTTTATGCACCTTATAAACGCAATAGACAGGAAAGTCGCGATGCACTAACGGTAGCACAACAAGAAGAAGAAACAATCTTTTGGGAAACATTTGATGAATTAAAAGACTTTCTTATTAATAAAACTAACGCAACGGTACTTCAACACCCACAATTAGAAGCAGATGACTTAATTGCTGGTTGGATTCAAGCACATCCTAATGACAATCATGTTATCATTAGTACAGATGGTGACTTTGCACAACTTATTGCACCTAATGTAAAACAATATAACGGTGTAATGAAAACAACTATTACACACGAAGGATACTTTGATGAAAAAGGTAAACGTGTGATAGATAAAAAAACAAAAGAAGAAAAGCCTGCACCTAACCCACAATGGTTGTTGTTTGAAAAATGTATGCGTGGTGATACAAGTGATAATGTGTTTAGTGCATATCCAGGTGTTCGTGTAAAAGGTACAAAAAATAAAGTTGGATTACAAGAAGCATTTGAAGATAGAAATAGTAAAGGTTACAATTGGAATAACCTAATGCTACAACGTTGGGTTGATCATGAAGGTAAAGAACATCGTGTGCTAGATGATTACACTCGCAATGTAATATTATGTGATTTAACTGCACAACCAAAAGATATTAAAGATTTAATTACTGCAACAATAGCAGAAGGAATTTCTGCAGATAAAAACATTCAACAGGTTGGCGTAAGATTAGTCAAGTTTGCCGGTTCATATGATCTTGTTAAGATTACTGAACAAGCACAATCTTATGCAGAACCACTAAATGCAAAATATGGAGGTGAATATGCAAGCCAAGCAATTAGTGCCTAATAAATTTTGGATAGTTCAGGACAACGGTAAAAAAGTCGGAACTTTACAAAAGGATACAAATTGTTATTACTTCATTAGAGGTTTGGACAAAATTAGATTTGATAACGAAGAAAGCATTTATCAAACATTTGGAGAAAACTTTTTTGAAAAAACATCAAAAGAAAAAATTCAAAAGTTTACTCAACCAAATGAAGTTTATAACTATCCTACAAGCACACGACCTTTTAATCCGTTATATGATGTAAAGAAGGGTTTGCCCTTGTTTAGTAAATCAAGAAAAAGTAAAAGTTTGTATTGTGCAGGATACTATACAATACGCTTTGCTAAAGGATGGGTTAAAAGTTTTTGTCCTAAACTTATTACCTTGCAACGGTACGAGTTCAAGGGTCCTTTTACAACAGAATTAGAAATGAAACAGGTACTAGCAAATGTCTCGAAATCCTCTTAATACCGTAGCAATAGAAGCATTCCTTGATTCTGCTAGAATCGCTACTAAAACACAGCAACGAGAACTTAGACTAACTGCCCGAGAATACAGAGATCTAGCAGACGGTATTAGCATGGTACTTGCACGTCTAGTTGAACTGCAAGACTCTAAACCCACACAAGAAGAAACCATTACCGTTAACATGGATGGTGGCAAATTATAAGAAATTAGACTAAATATATACGTAGTTAATAAAGGATTACGTATATGAGTAGACCAAAACCAACCGTATTGTTGAAATACACTGATAAAAATACATTTAGATCTGAGGAAGTTCTAGCCGCGGAAGCCATATGGGCGGTGTTCTTTCAAGGTAAACCTTTTAACTTAAAAAGTTCAAATTCCATTTCGCCTACACCCGGTCCAAAATACAAAAAGGTTTCTTTTAGCAATCCTGGTCATGCTCATAATCTTGCTAAGAAACTTAACGCAACATTTAAGACAGAAGAATTTAGTGTTGTTAGATTGACTAGCGGTGAAGTAGAAAATGGATAAAAAAGAAGCATACACCCGAACATTTTTATTAGCATCTGAAATGTCAATTGACGATGATCATGTCAAAAAGCATCACGTGATGTGGTGGCAAAATATTAGAAGCAAGGGCGATGCAGGGTTACGATTAACCAAAGAAGGTTTCGAGTTTGCTACTAAAAGAGCAGAATTAAAAAACTACGACATACAATTTCCCAATGATATACAATTTACTCCACAAGTATTTTTGTATTTGGACAAATTTATTGATTGTCCATACTATGTTACCAAAAAGAAAATTAGCGTATTTTCGGAAAAAATGGCATTAAATCTTATGATGTTTGCAGGCGATATCAAGCAGTACGGTCTTGCTCGTGCTATGGCTAAAGAACTAGAATAATTTTTCATTTTGGATAGATTCTAATAAAAAAATTGGAAAAATCCGGTTGACATTTTATCTAATGAGTGTATTATATACATATAGTTAGTTAAAACAGAGAGGTAAAATATGTCAACACAAACAACAGAAAATCGTTCAGTTACACCTAATGAAGCGAAGGTGGCTGTACAACACGCAATGATGCTGAAGCGTCCTATCTTTTTATGGGGTCCTCCAGGCATTGGTAAATCAGATATTATTAAACAAATTGGTGACTCACTAGAAGCACACGTAATCGACATTCGTTTGTCGTTGTGGGATCCAACTGATATTAAGGGTATGCCTTATTATAATGCAAATGACAATGTTATGTCATGGGCACCACCAGTTGAACTTCCAGATGCTGAGTTGGCTAAAAAACACAAAAAAATTATTCTATTTTTGGATGAGATGAACTCGGCGGCTCCTGCTGTACAGGCGGCGGCATATCAACTTATTCTTAATCGCAAGGTAGGTACTTATACACTACCTAGTAACGTAATGATCGTTGCCGCTGGTAACCGTGAAACTGATAAGGGTGTAACTTATCGTATGCCGGCACCACTTGCTAACCGGTTTGTACACTTAGAAATGCGAGTGGACTTTGAAGACTGGTTAATTTGGGCAACCGAAAACAAGATTCACTCGGATGTAGTTGGTTACTTGACATTTGCTAAACAGGATCTATATGACTTTGATCCTAAGTCAAGTTCACGTGCATTCGCAACTCCACGTTCATGGAGTTTTGTGTCAGAACTTCTCGCTGACGACCTGCCTGAAAATACGTTGACAGACCTCGTGGCAGGATCCGTCGGAGAAGGCTTGGCAGTAAAATTTGCGGCACACCGTAAGGTTGCTTCGAAACTGCCAAATCCAACAGACATACTAAATGGCAAGGTAAAGAGTATGGAGGCTACTGATATCAGTGCTATGTACTCGTTAACCGTAAGTATGTGTTATGAACTTCAAGAAGCATTCAATAAGAAAGAAAAGGGTTGGAATTCAATGGCTGACAACTTCTTTGGTTTTATGATGGATAATTTTGAAACTGAATTAGTTGTAATGGGTGTAAGGGTTGCAATTTCCACTTACAAACTACCATTCAATCCTAAAGACTTAAAGAACTTTGACAGGTTCCATGACAAATATGGTAAGTATGTCAAGGCCGCTATGGCGTCCTAACTAACTATAGAGGGGATCTTCGGATCCCCTCGCTCTTATAGGAATTTTGACAATGATTATTTCAGAAGTTAAAAACATGGTTAGGGTTGGAGAAATAGTTCGACGTATTGATCATGATAAAAAACTGCGTTTCGAATGGGATGAAAACTTTCCTAAAGAAATGCAAAAAGACGAGAGAGGTCGAGTTTACGCATTATGCGTTGACGAAGAAATTCACAAACTTGGAGGTAGTCAAGCAAAAGGTGGTATCAAAGGTACCTATGATGCTTACTTCTCTGGATTCGCAAAAGGCATGAGTGCAAGAACTTACTGCGTTTGGAATCATATTACCAATTCAATTAATGAAGGGAAAAAGGTCGAAGTTTATGCCGTTTGGGCGCCTTTGGTTGAAGTAACCATTCCTACTATGCACGGGGAAGAAACCAAAAAAATGCCGGTCGATTTTCACACAATCGAAGAAGCATTTGTCAAAGCGTATGTAGAAAAAGAAGGAAAATATCCATTTCTTAATATGCAAGAATCGGGCAGACGTTGGGAAGATACCGGACTTTTGGAAGGTTATCCTGGATTATGGGTTCCAAAAAACGGTTGACAAAACCACATTAGATGCTATAATATAATTATAGTTAGTTAGAAAAGGAAGGGTAATATGAGTGAAAAAACAACAGCCGTAGAACAGAGCATGATGGAGGGTAAAATTTACGAAAAAAATCCTTCAATTGATAGTGCTAAAGTAAAAGAAAAATTAACAACTGCACGAATCGCTCTTCTTATTCGTCAGCCATTTTTTGGTAATTTGGCTACACGTCTTAAAATTATTGACGCTACTGACTGGTGTTCTACCGCGGCAACTGACGGCCGTAACTTTTATTACAACGAAAACTTTGTAAACGAACTTACACAAAAACAAACAGAATTTTTATTCGGTCACGAAATCCTACATTGTGTTTACGATCATTTTACACGTAGAGATAGCCGTGATGCACAAATTTATAATATTGCCGCCGACTATTGTGTTAATGGTGATTTGATTCGTCATAATATCGGCGATGTTATTACCCAGGTTAAACCCTTTCATGATCCAAAGTATTACGGTTGGGCATCAGAGGCTGTGTATGATGACATCTACAAAAAGTATGATCAAGAACAACTCGAACAACTAGGTAAATTGCTTGACGAACATATTGATTGGGAACGGGGCAAAGGACAAGGTCCTAACGGAGAAACTAAGAAGAAAAAAGGTAAAAGCGGACAACCTACTTATACCAAAGAAGAACTTAAAAAAATCCGTGACGAAATGAAAGAGGCTATGGTTTCATCGGCACAAGCGGCTGGTGTTGGTAATGTTCCTAAAGGCGTACAACGTATTATTAAGGAACTTACAGAACCTAAAATGAACTGGCGTGAAATTCTTAATCAGCAGATTCAATCTGTTATTAAAAGCAATTATACATTTATGCGTCCTTCACGTAAAGGTTGGCATTCTACTGCTGTTCTTCCTGGTATGGACTTTGATCAAACTATTGATCTTTGTATTGCACTTGATATGTCAGGCTCAATTGGTAGCACAGAAGCACGTGACTTCTTAAGTGAAGTTAAAGGTATTTGTGATCAGTATGATGATTACAAAATTAAGATTTGGTGCTTTGATACAGAAGTTTATAATCCACAAGACTATACACCCGATACAGGCGAATCTATCGAAGATTACGAACTTGCAGGCGGCGGTGGTACCGATTTTGATGCTAATTGGAAATTTATGAAGGAAAACGATATACTACCTAAGAAGTTTATTGTATTCACAGATGGTTACTCATGGAACTGGGGTGATGAAAACTATTGCGATACTATTTGGGTTATTCATTCAGATACTTCAATTGAAGCACCACATGGTATTACTTGCCATTATGATTTGGCAAAAGAGGCGGCATGAGACTTTTACACGACGAACCCAATCCATTAAATGTTTTAGGCCTAAGAGAATTAAACTTTATGCCAAAACACTTTGATCAAATTGAATTGACAACTGATCAAGTTTGGTCTTTTGAAAAACATCTTGACGATATACGTCGTTGGATATATAATAATTTAAGTGGTAGATTTGCTATTGTACACGATCTAGGTATTGTTGACAATAAATTGGAATCTATATGCAAAATTGGATTTGAACAATCTTCAGAGAAGTCATATTTCTGTTTGGGTTGCTCAGTTTTGCACGACCATGATTTAAAGATCATATAATTAATATAGTAAAGGAGTAATTAACATATGACTGAAGAAAACAAACAACAAGCACCACAGGCAGAAGCAGGTGCTACTCAGGCTAAACCTGATCCAAATAATCCTGCCAATCCGGCGAATCCTGCATCACCAGATTTAACCGTGACAGACTTGCAGGCGTTAAAAACAATTATAGACGTTGCTAGTTCGAGAGGAACTTTTAAAGCATCAGAAATGGCTGTCGTAGGTAACACTTACAACAGACTACAACAATTCTTAGATGCTATTAATCCTCCTAAACCAGATGGTCAACCACAAGGTCAACCACAGGCACAACCGGCGCCAGAGACAACTCAAACGCCATCGTCTAATTAGGAGAAAAATTATGTCATTTAAACATATAGGACTATTGAATAACAAACACAAAGTAGTTGTTGCTTACAGAACACTACCGGGTGATGCGTTATCTGCGTTAGTAATTCCAACAGCACCGTTGCCTACATCATATCACGACGAACTAATGAAAGTAGTCGAGTCTGGTCAAGGACAGGATGCGTTTGAACTTGCTACACAACTTTCAGTAAGAAAATTTGCTGATGGTTTAAATATGCTTGGTGCACTTCATGCACAAAAGTACTTAACAAAAGTATCAACTGACTCAGTAACAATGACTCCAACTCACAAGAAAGAGTCTTTTATTCGTCTAGACGAACTTAATAAAATTATTGCTGAACAAAGAGGTGTAAGTATTGAGGATTTAGCAGTATCGCCAAATCCAGAAAGCACTAAATCTGCATTAAACAAAACAGCATTGTCTGATGAAAAACTTGCACAAAGTTATAGAAATCAAGCAGACTTAATGTACAAAGAAGTGGTAGAGTTGCGTAGAAAAGCAGATGAGTTAAATCCGCCAGCAACAAAATCAATCAAGACGAAAAAGACTGACAAAGTTGATGCGTAATGAGCAACAACAAGTCTGGTGGTAAGTTACTCCTTAACACTACTAATGATTTAGATTCTGATTGGGAACGTGTTCTCGATGAAATTAACATTGAGAGCCTCCCAATTAGATATCTAACAACACTAAAATTAAATCTCAAAAACAACGACAAATTTATAATAGATGTCAAGTCTATTGTTCAAAATTCCCCAAATCTAGATCATGCGGCACATCAAGTAAACTCAATCATAAAACAATATAAGAATATTATTGTAAGCATCGATTTTCAAATCAATGTAACAGAACTAGTTGATAGTGTTACACAGGCTAAGAATGCATTTACAAAGAAAGTGAACTTTAACCTTAAAAGGCAAGGTAGAGGAAGTAGAAAGCGTTTAAAAAAGAAGGATGACGATGAAAGTTAAACTAGTATCATATACAAAACCTGCAGAAGATTTTGAAGCAGAAGGATTAGAAAATGCACAGGATCTTATTGCCTTTTGTGCTAGAGTATCAAATCCAGCAAACCAATACAACAAGGAAACAGCAGAAAAACTAATTGGCTATTTGATTAAATGGGGACATTGGTCACCGTTAGAAATGGTTAATGCTTGTTTGGAAATTGATACCACAC